ATGCTGGGCACATCCAGATTGGCCAGGCTCACCTTCGTCTCCATCTCAACCAGGTTGAGGAAGGTGCCGAAGTTGTAGCTCACGCTGTTGATGGTCTTGGCCTGACCGCTGGCCAGGGTCTCGGTTCGCACGCCATCGGTGTACCGCAGGCCCAGGGGGCGCTTCGATCCGCCTTGGGAGTACAGGAAGTCCTTGTCGATGCCAAGGGCAACCTTGCGGCTCAGGTGGCTGCGCACCCATGCCTCAGCAGAGAACGAGGTCTGGCCGATGAACCGGCGAGTCAGCACGGTCTTGGCGCCCACGGTCTTGGGAGTCAGGCTGACCTGGCCAACCAGAATCTCAGAGGCATCAGGGGCCTGGCCTTCGCCAACCCAGTAATGGGTGGGGCCGCTGGTTTCTTTCGGGATGTCGATGTCACCCACCAGTCCGCTCAGCACGGTGGCGCCAGCAGCGGTGATGCTCAGGCGGTTGTAGATCAGCTCGATCATCGAACCGACCAGCAGATCGGTATCGATCAGCGCGCCGCCGGTGGTGAACCCGCCTGCGGTCTGATCGGCCCGGATGCCCTTGCGACCGGCGCCCATGCCGGGGATTTGCGCGACCATCACATCAGCGGGGATGCGGAACGAGCCCTGCAGCTCGCGTCCCGACTGCTTCACCGCAGCGGCGGATGCCTCCAGCTCCAGGCCGGCGGCCTCGCGGAGGCGCACGTCGGTCGGGTCGGAGAAGTGGCGGATGGCGTTCAGGATGTTGTAGCTCTTGATTTCCTGATCGCTCATCCCAAGCAGGCCATCGCCGGAATCCTGCAGGCGGCTGGAGAGGCTGCGCTTTTCCTTGCCGGTGACAAGGGCGAACAGTTCCTCGCGGACATTGCCGATCTCGGCGCCAGAGTTGATGTACTCCTCAGCCTTTTCGTGGCCAGCGCCGGACTGCTCGCACATGTTGCGGATGGTGCGGGCCCGGTCGCGCTCCGCTTGAATAGCGGCTGCCTCCCGGTCCGCCGCTTCGGTGTTTTGGATGGTCATGGGGACAGGTGCAGTTTGCGTACCTGAGCTCAGGCTATGGAGCACTTCCGGTTCCCCACCCCCTTCGGTCGCAGCAGCGACGGGCTCAGGTTGTTCAGGCTCGGGAGCGGGAGCGGGAGCGGGTTCGGCTGGCGCGGTGGCGGCCTGAGCTTTTGGGCGGCTGGGCTCGACAAACTCCACCAGCTGCACCAGCGCCTGCGGCACCTTGGCAAACCGGCCGCGGGGAACGGCAGCGCTGCGGATCTCGCGGGCTGGCGCCGCCTCGGTAGCGAACCCGAACTCCACCGCCTCGGCGGCAGTCAGCCATGACTCGGCGGCCATCAGCGACGCCACGTCCTCATCGCTCATTCCAGACCTGGCGGAGTAGGCCTGGCGGTAGGCGGTGCTGATGCGGTCGATCAGGTCGGCCTGCTGGCGCAGATCACCGGATCCGCCGATCGCAAGGCCCCACGCCTCGTGGATCATCAGGAACGACGACTCGGGCATCACGATCTCGTCGCCCGCCATCGCAATCACCGACGCGGCCGATGCAGCCACGCCATCAATCACCATCCGTTTCTTGCCGGGATACCTCGCCAGCATCGAATAGATGGCCAGGCCCTCGATCGCATCGCCGCCATAGCTGAACAGGTTGATCGTCAGATCCTCGGTTCTCCCCACCAGTGCCCGCTGCAGCACCGATGCGTTGATCTCCCAGCCGACCTCCCCGATCAGGGCCAGCTCTAGGGGTGCGCCCTCAGCCGCAGCCTTGATCGTCACGCCAGACATACAACCTGAGCAGTTTCTAGCCTCAGGCTATGGACCCTCAGGGGTGGTCCCTGGCTGCGGTGCCAGTGCCGGTTGCGACGCCGCGGGCTGCGGCAGGCCCAGCCGCCGGCGCAATGCGACCTCGTACGCGATCTGGGCCCAGGTGTGCTCCAGGTCGGTGCCGTAGAGCTCCGCCATCTGGTCGGAGGTGCTCTGCAGGCCCATCTCTTGGGCGTCCTTGTAGGCCTTCATTTCCTTGGCCGGGTCCACCCAGCTCCAGGTTCTGGCCTGCCACCGCGGCGCCGTGTAGAGCTCTGGCTCGTTCCAGTAGTTGGCGAACAGTTCAACCGGCAACACGCCCGCCAACGTGGCAGCGTCAACCCATTCCTCGAACACTCGCTGGTGGAACTGCTGAATAAAGATCGACTGCACAACCCTGTACCAGTCGCGGATCTCCAGCTTCTCTTCCCTCATCGAGCTGTAGTTGGCGTCGGAGTGATCACCGCTGATCGCCGAGTAGCTGGCGGTGAATCCCGTCGAAAACCGGCGCAGCATGGTCTTGAGCACCGTCTCGTACTGATTGTCGTCCGGGCCCAGCTGGGGTGGCACGGGGTGCTCATCGGGGAACAGCTCAATCCACTCGCCAGGCGATGAGTTCGACAGCACCTCGCCGGTGGCCTGGGATTTTTCGTCAACCAAGGATGAGTTGGGGGGCGCATCATCGGGCTGCTTCTTCTCGATGAATCCCAGGATGTTGTTCGCAATTCTCTTGCGGGTCCAGTGGCTTTTCTCGTATTCATTCAGGTTGTGGATCGTGGTCAGTACCGGCGCCAGGTGGGGGATCTCACGCAGTTGGCCGATTTCCTCCGGGATGAAGATGTGGATCAGGTCCCGCGCATCCACGAAGATGTGCTTCGGCTCCATGCTTTGCGGATGGCCAGGATCCATGTTTCCGGGGTGCCGGCGCAGCACCGCATAGCGCGTCACCCGGCCTCCCCGGCGGTCGTTTGTTTCAACGCCCATCCGCCAGAAGTGGCCAGGTCGGTCGGACCCTCCGCTGTAGTCCTCGTCCAGCTGGTCAGTGCTCAGCAGCTCGAAGCACAGCTGCTCATCGTTCGGGTTGCCTGTGGCCGATTCGCGGATGATCCGCACCATCGCTCCGCCATGGGAGCCGAAGGCGCCGGCGATCATCAGCTCGTACTGGTGGAACGAGTAGCGCCCGGACAGGTCGAAGTTGTCAGGTTTGCAGAACTGCCGCCACTTCGCCTCCAGGATCTGGTTTCGTTCTTCGTCCCGCTCGATTGCGGTCTGCGCCAGGATCAGCCGATCCAGCGCCGCGTCAAGCTCTCCGCCGGTGCGGCCACGGGAGAGCAGCGCCGCAATCTGCTGGGCAGACTCTGCGCGAGCTCGCCCGGCAGCGGGGTTGCTCCGGCCGCCTAGGGGGATCTGCCCGCGCATCTGCACGCCACGGGCGCCAACGATGTTGATCTGCAGGCTCCGAATCGCACGCCTGGCGTAGGGATTCAGCAACGCCTGATAGCGGCTCTTCGCCCGGATCTCCTTCAGTCCGCCGCGCAGCATTGCTTGCGGGTCGAGGTAGACCGCTGGCATATCGCCCAGCAGCCGGCCGCCTAGGTCCTGGGATAGCCCGTGCGCCCGCAGCCGCCTGGCGCGAGGACCCGGGCCGGCCTGCCAAATGCGGTTCATCAATCGCCGGGCGCGGCTGAACATGCTCATCGGAAGGCAACGCGGATTTTGCGGCTGGTGGCTGTGCCACTCGCCACCGCCTGGGCTCGCTTCTCCTGGGCCACCTGCGCGGCGAGCCGATCACGCCATTTGATCAGCTCTGCCAGGTCGGCGCGGACCACCTTCCGGCCACCGTTGCCAAGGCTGCCGATCTGGTACTCCTGCGCGCCGGTAGTCAGGGCGCGGATTGCCTCTTCCACCGCGTCGAGGTCGCGTTCCGCCTGGCTTCGGTCGTCAAATGTTCCCGGCGTCCCAGTGAACGCCAGCCCGCGGCGCACTGTCAGGCTGCCGCGTCTAACTGTCAGGGGTGCGCCGTCAACCGTCGCGACAACCTGCAGGTCCCACGCGCCGGGCGCCATTGCAGAGGTGGCCTGCTGGCTGATCACCACCTCCCATCCGCCATCGGCAGCCGTGCCATTGAGCTCAAGCCCGGCACCTGCGGTGGTGCTGCGCAGCCAGACCTTGAGGGCAGTGGCCTCAGCTGGAGCGCTGGTCTCCAGCCACGTCACCCGGTCGCCTTGGTAGAGATCGGCTGGGTTCATTCCTCAATACTTCAGGCTGAAGTTGCGGCGTCGCACCGTTGGCCGCGCCGTTCCCTGCTTTGAGGCTACGGAGGCCGCCAGCTGTGCCGCCAGCTGGTCCCACATCGTGGCGCGGTTGTATCTCCGGCTCACCAGCTGCATCGCGGCGTAGGCGTACCGGGTGCAGTCACCCGCCTCATCCCGCATCCCGGTTGGGCAGTCCCAGTGATACTCACGGCCACGGCTGCCCTTCTTCGGCATGCGCTTCCACGGGAACAGCTCCGCTAGGAACTGATCGGTCGAGGCCTCGCCCAGGTGTAGATACCCAGGCCCAGGGATCTCGTTTCGCAACCGGCCCTGTAGGTGCGAGACGCTCGTTTCGTAGCCCACCCGATACAGCAGCAGGCCTTTTTTCTGCACCGGCTGATTCTTCCGGTTGATGTCCACCGGCGTGCCGCGGCCCACCAGCGGCTTGCCTTTGGCGCCATCACCACGCACCGGCACCCACAGACCGCCCTGCTTCCGGCACCAATCCCTGATCTCCTGGGTTGAGTGGCCGCCTTCGTCGATGGCGCCCATCGCCAGGGGCACCTCAGCGCCATCCTCCCTGCGCCACTTTGTTGCCGCGATCCGCTCCAGCTGCTCCAGCGTTTCCTTCTGCTGCGGGTCACCATCGATCTCCCAGTGGCCCAGGTGCCAGCCTTCCTCGCCGCGGCCCCAGCCCCACACCGTCACCACCACTCGCTCACCCACTGAGCCGCCGCCGCCCTGCACGTCCACCCCTGCGGTGATCAGCAGCACGCCATTGGGCACGGTCCCGGCCGGGTAGCCGTTGCCGCCCTCGATGTTCTTGCGCCGCTCTGCCAGCCCGTCGCAGGTGAGTTTGCCGGCGATGCTGTCTTCCCAGGGGATCCCCAGCACGGTGTTGTGGTAGGTCTGCATCGGGTCGGTATCACCCCGGCGCATTGCCTCCAGTGCTTCCTGGTACTCACTGATCAGCTTCGACCACACCGCCCCGGCGTGGTAGCTGTACGCCGCCCAGATGTACTGGCTCTCAACTGCCGGCTCACCCTCGGCCGTCAGCGCTTGCTGTGAGCGGTCGAGGCCCAGTGGGCAGGCCCAGCCGCCGCGGGCATCCATCTCCCGCAGGGAGGTGTAGCGGATCGGCTCTTTGCAGTTCTCGCACTCGAAGGTGCCGGCGTCGGGGCCCTCCTTTGCCATCGCCTCCCATCGCAGCGGCTGGTAGTGGCCGCAGTGCGGACACGGCAGATGGCGGTACTGCTGATCACCGCGCAGGAACCACTGATGGGTCTTGTCGTTCGGAAAGATCGGCGTGCCGCCGATGATCACCTTCGGATTCCAGGAGGTCTCTGTACGGCGGATGCCCAGCTTGATCTGGCAGCCTTCGTTGATCCGGTCGTAGGCAGACGGTTCCTCAAAGATCACCACCGGCCGCTCCTTGCGCCGGAATGACTTGCCGCTCTTGGCGTTCACGATGTCGATCAGCGCGCCATTCGTGAGCTTCTTCAGCAGGATGGTGTTGGTCGCCGTGCCGCGGGATTTCGACTCCGACAGCAGGCCATCAAGGCAAGGCGTATCAGCGAACAGGTCGCTGATGTCTTCCTTGCTGTACTCCTCCGCGTCCTTTTTGATCGGCTGCACCACCATCACCTTCGATGGTTTCCAGTGCGCGTAATACTGCACCGCGCCGATCTTCACCGACTCGGACCAGCCGACACGGGCGGACTTCATGCACACGAAGATCGGCACCCGCCGCGAGGCGAAGGCGTAGAACCAGTAGGCCTGATAGGGCCGGGTGATCCATGGGCCCTTGCTCGCCGCGTTGCCCGTCACGTGGCCGTAGGTGTCGGCATACTCCACACCGCTGAGCACCGGCCTGGGGCGGAAACACTCGGCGATCCCTGCCGCCAGGGCTGGTACGTCTCGGGTGATCATTCCTCTTCCTCCTGATCCATGCGCCAGTCCGCCACGGCGGTGAGCACTTTGGCCACCAGTCGCTCGATCATTTCCTCGTCGCTGATCGATAGGTGCGGCAGCTGCTGCTTGATCTGCTTCGGCAGCGCCTCCAGCTGGTTCTTCAGGGTCAGGGCGATGGCCATCTGCGCCTGCTCCACGTCGGCCTTGTAGACCAGCTCGCCGGCTTTTTGGCGGCGGTCGAGTTCGGCGATCAGGCGTTTTTCGCGCTCGTGCCAGGCGCGTTCTTCGTTGTAGTCTGGGGTTTCGGTGGGGTCGGGGGGCGGTTCAGATGTTGACGGTTCGGTTAATGGCTGCTCCGCGGCTGAAGATGCCGGCGACTGCCCCCAGCTCAGCAGTCCCAGCCCTGTTGGCTCAGGACTTTGCAGCGGTTTTGATTTTTGCGAGGCCTTTTGCCGTCTGCTGTTTTTTGCATATTGCTGCAGTCCTTCCGTTTTTTCTATGAATGTTTTTCCGTTTTGCACCGATAAAGCCGTGATTAGCTTATTGTCAATGGCTTGCTTGATAGCGCTGCGGCTAACGCCAGTGAGTCTTGCAAATTCGGCCTGAGTGACTAGCACGTTACACAGCTAACAGCGTTATTTCTTTGATCACTTTGCGGCAACCGTCGTAATCACCAGTTGCGAGCATTTTCTGGTAAAGACTGCGATAAGCCATGATTGCCCACCCTTTGACAGCGCTTGCATCTGGATTGCCTGCTGCTGCCAGGTGTGTTTTGACCGATGCCATAATTTTATTGGCATCTGCATCTGGATAGTTCTGCTCAAGCGCCTCACGCACTTGATGCTCTGAAGCGCCAGTCAGCAGCCAATCGACAACGGCCAGGGCTGGCGGCGGTTTTTGTTGGAGCGCGGTGGATTCAGCCTTGGTCATTCCACCAGCCTGCGATTTCTTTGCTGGTCAGATCAGCGACCTTTTTGTCTTGCCGGGCCCAGATTTCGTCCATGACGCCGGACAGGAAATTACAGAGCTCGGGATCGTGGCCAACTTGGAAGCTCTCCAGCCGCGGGTTTTGGTTGAGGTTCATTGAGGACCGCAGCGCCACTTGCCAGCCATCGTTTGTGATCGTGCAGAACTTGGCGTGCGTGCGGGTGACGCGGATGGCGTCGGCGCCGAACTTCGCCCTGATCTCTGCCGCCAGGCTGGGGCATCGCCGCATGAAAGTCATGTCCACCAGCCATCGGCACGAGCGGATAGCGCCACTGCGCAGCAGCTCCAGCATCCGCGACACATCGCTGTTTGCTGCCGTCCAGGTGCTGATCGACAGATCGGCTGGCCCTGTTTTTTCCAGGATCGCTTCGATCATGTCCGTCAGGCTGAACTGGCCTTTGGTCAGGCCGAACAGCTCGCACCCGTCGCGCTCCAGGGTTGCGACTGCCGCGGCGGCACATTCAATCCTGCGGAGGTCCATGATCTCGCGCTTGGGGATTGGCCGCTTCACGACCGCTTGGCTGATAATCGAGGGGTTGACAACCGGTTCTGACTTGGCCGCAAGCAAGGGGTTGGGGCCAGCGCCGAGATCCAGCGGGGGGATGGCACTCAGAATGTCTAGCTGCATGGCCGTTTAGTTAACAACCGCATCTTAACAGCTTAACGACCCAGGCGGGGACTGGGATTTGGGGGATTTGGCGGCCGCGAGACGCACGCAAAACAGTAAAGAAAGTTTCAGAACCGTTATCGCCAAAAAGAGGCACCTTCGCATACACCCGGCGCGGCTTTTTCCACAGAGGACCCGCGCCATTATCACGCTACCGTTATGGCCGCATAGCCCAGCCATCACCCGCCCTCACCCGAACCCAGCCCGCCTCAGCTCGCGCTCCAGCCTGCTCCTGATCAGCCGGGGATAGGTGCGGTCAATCTCTTCATTGAGTAGCCGCACGATCGGGAAGCGCCGCTCATGGTTGGGTGCATCGTCAAGCACCATGAAGGCCGTCTCCACGTCGCGGCTGTCACCGCCAGGCGGGCGGTAGAGGATCGCCCGACCTGATCGCGACATAAAGAACTGGCCAGCCTGGGCACGCTTGCGCTGCGACCGTGCGCTGTTGCTGGCGTTCATGTAGGACAGGCTGCCCTGATAGGCCTTGAGCTGACTCAGCACCATCGACATGGTGCCGCGTGGCACGTTGCCGTATGGGTCGCCCTGCCACTCGCGACGGGGCACGATGTACTGGCCGCGGCCGATGGCCCCAGCGCCGCGCAAAACCGACTCAGAGCGCTTGTGCGAGCGGTCCCCACCACGGGCCATGGCTGAGAGGTACTTGCCGGCTGGCGTGCCCTTGGCAGCGAACTGCTTAAAGCCCACCTCAGCCCGCATGCGGTTGGGGTTGGCGAAGCTCACGTAGGTGCTGCGCTGGGTGAAGGGCGTCGGCCTATCGATGTAGCGGCTCATGCTGTCGGTGATGGCCTTCTGTCCAGCTTTGGCGCTGTCGGTCATCGCCTGGGCCACGGCATAGCGGAACTGGAGATCCGTCAGCAGCGCCAGCTTGCCAACCTTCTTGGGGATGTTGGTTGTGATCTGCAGGTCAAGCATCACCCCTCCCCCACCGGCGCGTCCAGCAGTTCCTCCAGCTCCTGGCGTTTCAAGTCCAGGTCGCTGGGCAGATCCCACGCCATCCACTCGTCAGGGTCTGCGGCGCTGGTGACGGTGATGGTGCCGACCGTCTCCCAGCTGCTGACCCAGTTCAGGATCAGTTCCTGCCACCAGGCCAGCCAGGTCACGTCACGGCTGAGCAGATGGGACGGCGAGGCAGCGCGTTTCATCGCCAGGGGGGCAGCTCCCACAGTCTGCGGTGCGCATGAAAAACCCCGCCTGCCAGGGCGGGGAACGAAACCACTCGGACGCCACGTCCAAGGGCAGGGTAGGGAGGGCCTGCAGGCGTTACGGGTGTTACGCCGGTGTAACAGCGACCGTAACACCCGAGATCGACCGGGCCACAGGCAGTCTCGGCCCTCTTGTTACGTTGTTACACCTCTATTAGAAGAGATAGAAGAAGAAGGGGAAAGGCCAAGGCGTAGCAGGGTGCATGCCTACAGCAAGGTGCTTTTCTCTATAGGGGGGTATCTACCCCCCAAATGACCGTAACGGCGTAACACCCGCTCCACGACTGCGATCTGAGCGTTACGCCTGGCGTTACTGTTACGCCTCGGAGCCTGGAATGGCCAATGAAACGGCCCTGCTGACACCAGCCATGCCCTTGAACCGCACGACGCCGGCTTTCTTCGCGCCAGGCAGCCTGGTGAGCACGGTGGCGTAACAGTCCATCCATGGCGTGCCGTCGAGGATCCGCCTGAGCGCCTTGGCCGTGTTGCTGATCACCAGGCGCTCGCCCTCGACCTTCGCGCCGATGCGGCCCAGGTGCGACTCAGCCGCACCGGGCCCGATCTCCATCGATGCAGCGCTGCCTCGGGCCAGCTCAACCAGCTCCCAGATGGTGCGGCTGTAGGCGCTGCCCCGATCGCCTTCCACCCTGATCTGGTGCTGCAGGATGTGCTGCAGGCAGCGTTCCTCATCGGCCTCCGACTGCTCCTTGTAGGCGTCCCAGTTGTTGGCATCGATGAGGTAATAGGCGTCTTCGATGGTGGCGGGCCTGGAGTTCATCAGCGACCACGCGCCGGCCAGCAGCGTGCCGTACTGATCGCCCTGCCGCTGGCTGTCGAACCGCTCGGCCGCGGCCCTGCGGAAAACGGCGACCGAATCGCGGATGATCGGGATCTGCCGCACCATGCGGAGCATCATGCGTTGGCCCAGCTCGACCGTGCACACCCTGGTGATGTCCGCGTCGAGCGCTGACCAGTGA